GCCTCCTATATAGCCGTTGGATGCGGTCCACAGCCCCTAGCAACAGCAGACCCATATGGAGACTACTCAGCCAAGGCAAACCTTGACTTTGAGATGTTTAGAGTGCCTATTTCTTCCAGGGGATTTGTAACAGAAAATAACATAACAAAACTAGTATTAACAGCAGAACTACCAACAGAAGAAAGATATGAAATATCAGAAGTTGGATTATATTCAGCAGGAACAAACCCGTCTGCTGGTGCTTATGATAGCAAGACTATATTTGCATTTACTACTGGTGAGAATTGGCAATATCATTCTGCTACCTCGGCTGTTGCGATAGATTCTTTTGCAGACCCACTTGATGATCCAGCAGATGATAATATTATTGCTGTTACAGATGTTGTGTTTCAAACAAATGCTGACAATGCTATTTTTTACAAAGCAGGTAGAGCAGAAATATATGAAAGATGCAGATTCTTTAACAATATTATTTTAATACAAGGGGATACTTCAACATTAACAGCATCTGTTACATCTGGTTTTACAATTACTGCTGGATCAGATCACATACACCTAACTGGTGTAGATATTGACTTTACAAGAAATACTCCTACAGACGAACTAAGACTTGCATTTTCAGTTATTAATAAAGATGGAGATTCTGGATCTTGGCCAGACAAAGTTAAAATATTGGTGGAGTTTGCAGATACAGAAGGTGGATCTCCAGAATATGCTAGATTTGTTGTTGAGGCAGAAGATGGTATTGGATCTTATGATTTTGAAAACAATAGATATTATGTAGTGACTAAAGAATTGCAACAGTTAGTAACAACAAGTGGTTTTACTTGGGATGCAGTCACAGTTGCTAAAATTTATGCATCTGTTGAAGTTTCTGGTACTGCTTCAGAAGATTATTATGTAGCACTTGATGCCATGAGATTAGAAAACACATCAACTAGCAATCCTTTATATGGAATGACTGGATATACAGTTGTTAAAAACACTGATGCAGAAACAGTTATCAAATCACCTAATACCAGTAACTATATTGAATTTAGATTTACTGTTGGAGTTTCGTAATGGCAAACAAAATACTTAGAATACCTAGAAACCAATTACCTCCAGTAGAATCTAACAATGTTTATTCTATTAGATTTAGAGTTATATCTGAAGATAAAAACAGAGTATCTCATTGGTCACCAATATTTGTTATAGATTCAGTAGCACCAGTTGCTGTGAGCGGTGCGCTATCCGTAACTGAAACAATTATTACAGCAGTATGGGGAGATGAAGAAGGCAGACCAGCATACGACGTATTCGTTAACTTTGATTCTGGTGGATACGAATATCATGGAACAACAACCACACACCAATATGCTTTTTTAAATGAGGGAATATCAACGGTGCGTGTTGCAATTCAAATTTCTAGTAGTAGCAAGGCAAGAAATGCTGGACTTACAATTTGGGAATCGTCAGTAACATCGTTATAGGGTATAATTAAATGAAGGAGAAAAATGGCTAAAGTACCGCTTCCAGAACGAGGACAACCTCTAGATGTAACATATATTTATCAGTTAGCAGAAACTATTAATGATCTTGCTACTCAAGTTTCTTCTGCTACCTATAACTACACTACAATTGATACAATTAGTGCTGGAAAACAAAGCGTCAAAACATCAGATACAAGAGTAATCGGCGGGTATGTAGAAGTAGCAAATAACTCAACAGTTTCAGCAGGTAATGAAAAAACATTTACATATGACTTTCCATCAGACTTTAAATATGCACCTATAGCAACAGCAACTGCTGTTAATATTGGCAATACTCCAGCAGGTCAAAATGTTACAGTAATTCTAAAATCTGTAACAACATCAAGAGTAGAGGGTGTTGTAAGATTTGGTGCTTCTGGAGATCTTTCTTTGGCAATTAATTTAGTTGTCATTGGTATTCCAAACTAAGGGGTAATTCTTGACACTTCGTTGCAGAAAATGCAATGGGAGAATGTTTGTTGATAGACAATATTCTAGCCCAATACATTTAGAGATATACTGTTTGGCTTGTGGGTCAAGAAAATTTTTTCATCCCCCGTCAGATAGTAAGGAGGGACAATGGCTTATGGACCAAGAACTATTGAGAGCAAAGACTATAATAACAAGCCTGTAATTAAAGGCAATAAAAAAATTTGGTTTCTCAATGGTGATCTCGTAAGATATTATCATAGTTCCAGATCTACTGGTATGGTTACAGTTTACAATATTACAAAAGATAGATTAGAAACTTGTTTACGTTCTGATTTTAGAAAAAATAGATTGAGGGCATTTACTGTATCAGAAACTGCTCAACTTGTCAATAGACATAGCAAATATTTTCCTAGATTAGTAAAGAAAGGTATTATTCCTCCACCAATGGGAGCACAAGTTGGTGGTGTAAGAGGATGGCAAATAAGAGCATACTATTCAGAGTTGCAAGTAAAAGAGATACGTGATATACTTGCTAGTTATCATCTAGGTAGACCTAGAAAAGATAAATTAGTTACAAATGGAATTACACCAACTAAACAAGAGTTGACACGTAGAATTGGTGATGGTATACTGACATATACGAGAACCGAAGATGGAAGATTTGTTCCAGTTTGGTCAGAAAAAATATAGTCCTTGGGAGGGGCAGTGGAAAAAGAGAGCACAAAAGTATCTGTAACACTTGGTTACACATTAAATCTTGGTAATTTTCAATCTCTAAGAGTTGATCTTGGAGTTGTAGATAGCGTTCGTAATGATGAAAATACAGAGCAGGCAATGAATCGTGTTTATGATTTTATTGAGGCCAAGGTTGTAGAAAAAGTAAATGAAGCAAAGGCAGAACTGGTAGAAGAATAATATGGCTGATCGCAAAGACCGTATGGCTTTGCTCAGTCGGTATAACAAACTGCATTTGCAAAGATACGAAACTAAGTCTAATCTTAATTTAAACGTTGAGCAATGGGCTGCTGATGCACTTGTAGAATCATATGGCTTACAGCAATGTTATGATTTACTTGCATATTATTTTGAGGTATCAAGAAATCCTTCTTGGAATTCGTTTGCATATAATACTAAAGAACTGCTTGATAGCAAGTCTGCTATAGAGCAAGATATAAAAGAACGTGAAGAGCGTAGGAAAATGGCTAGGGAGTGGCTAAATGGTTAACGCAGAATCTAAACTAATATCAGCCGTTCTTAAGGATAAACAATTGCATGTTCTTCTACAAGCAAATGTAGAAAATCTAATGCGTACACACACTGATGTGTGGCAGTTTATTCGTAGGTACGCAGAAGCAAATGGTGGCGTTCCACCAGTAGCGTTAGTTGTAGAAAAGTTTAGAGACTTTATACCACAAGAAGATGTTGGTGCTACAAAGCATCACTTAGAAGAATTACAGACCGAATATCTTAATGACAGTATTAAAGATATTCTTCGTTCTGCAGCATCAGAAGTGCAGGGCGGTAATGGAACAGCAGCACTTAATGATCTAATTACAAAAACTTCAGAATTAAAAAAGAACACATCAACTATCCGTGATATTGATGCTACCGATCTAGATTCAGCAATTACATACTATGAAAACGTCCGTAAGGAACAAGCATTAGGCAAGATAGGTATTAGGACTGGTCTGCCAGGATTTGACAACTATCTCCCATCTGGAATCATGCCAGGTCAACTTGGTATCTTTCTTGCCTATCCTGGTATCGGTAAGTCATGGCTGTCTTTGTACTTTGCAGTACAGGCATGGAAGCAAGGTAAGACTCCATTAATCATAAGTCTTGAAATGTCAGAGGTAGAAGTTCGTAATCGTGTATACGCAATTATGGGAGAAGGATTGTGGTCACATAAAAAACTTAGTAACGGTGAAGTTGAAACTGATATGCTAAAGAAATGGCATAAAGATAGAATAGAAAATAAACCACCGTTTCACATTATCTCAAATGACAATGGTGGAGAAATTACACCGTCTGTAATTCGTGGCAAGATAGATCAATATAAACCAGACTTTGTTGTTGTAGACTATCTACAACTAATGTCTCCAAACCAAAAGTCTGACAACGAAACTGTACGAATGAAAAACCTTTCACGTGAACTTAAATTAATGTCTATTAGTGAAGAGGTTCCTATTATTGCTATTTCTTCTGCTACACCAGATGATGTGACTAATCTAAATACCGTGCCAACTTTAGGTCAAACTGCATGGTCAAGACAAATTGCATATGATGCAGACTGGGTTCTTGCACTTGGTCGTGCAGCAAACAGTGATATTATTGAATGTGCATTTAGAAAAAACCGTAATGGTTTTATGGGAGACTTCTTAGTACAAGTAGATTTCGATAAAGGCTATTACAGATATAAGGACTTTGAGAATAATGTTTGATGAGATATATACAGAAGAACAAGTCGAAAGAGTCCTGAACGGTATTGGCATTGAGGTTCCTTCTCAAACCGAAAGTAACTTCATGATATTTTGTCCATTTCATAATAATAATAGAACGCCAGCAGGAACTATATCTAAAGAAAAAGGTTTGTTCTTTTGCTTTGGCTGTCAGACTAGTAAAAATCTTACAGAGTTTGTAATGGCAATATCTAACAGAACATATTTTGAGGCAGTTAGGTTTATCAAGCAAAAAGATAAAGAAACGGATATAGAAAAGTTAGTAAATAAAAAGTTAGTTATTGCGCCTGAGTTTGTGCAGTTCGACGAGGTATTAATCAAAAGACTAAATAACCAGGCATTAGATACACCACGAGCCATGAACTATTTTCATGGTCGTAGAATAACAGAGGATTCTGTAATTAAGTTTTCTCTTGGTTACTCAGAAAAACAGGACTATGTAACAATACCAGTTCAGTCTCCAGACGGAATGACTATTGGTTTTGTTGGTAGATCTATAGAAGGAAAAGACTTTAAGAATACACCAGGTCTGCAAAAATCAAAAGTTCTATTTAATCTACACAGAGTTAGATCTTCTAAGTTTGTGTATGTTGTAGAATCGTCTTTTGATGCCATAAGACTAGACCAAGTAGGTTTCCCTGCTGTTGCTACACTCGGGGCCAATGTCTCATCTGTTCAGATGCAGTTGTTGGAAAAGTATTTCAGCGATGTTATACTTGTAGCAGACAATGATGAGGCTGGTTCTGTAATGATAGATCGTATCTTGGGTAAGATAGGATCTAAAG